TAACGGAAAGAACAGCATCAGTAGGCGTTCTTAACAGTGTGAAATCTGACATATCCGACGCTGAGCCGGAATTGCGAACGTAAGATTTATTTTCATCAGTACGAACAACAATGTCACCCTCTTGAGTTGTAAGTGAAAGTTGACTCGACTCAGAAGATGCAGTTTGGACAGTTGTTAAGGCTAAAGACGTTACAGAAAACTGCGTCCCAGATAATTGAAGACCTGTTCCGGCTGTGTAAGTTGTATCAGAACTATTCGCATCGACGTAGGCTTTAACCGACTGCTGCGATGGAACCTTAGTCGCTGAGTTGGTCGCCATATTATCTTCATCAAGTAAATCAGAAGATATTGAATAGTTATTCGCAGACGTAGCAATTCCTGATAACTTTGTCTTTTCTGCATCCGTATATGCGTTAGTATTTGATTCACCTTCATAAGCTGACTTAATCTCAGCACCTGTTTGATCAGCCGTTGCACTAGCTTCTATACCATCAAGTTTTGTCTTTAACGCATCAGTAAAAGCATTAGTATCACTTTCAGCCTCGTAAGCTGTTTTTATTTCCGCGCCTGTTTGATCCGCTGTTGCATTGGCTTCAATAGCATTTAATTTATTGTGATCTGCATCTGTAAAGACGTTGGAATCACTCGCTGCCTCTACTGCTGCCCTTATTTCAGCATCAGTTTGATCAGCCGTAGCTAAAGCCTCTATTGCTCCTAGTTTTGATTTCTCTGTATCTGTAAAGGCATTAGTATTTGATTCCGCTTCATAAGCTGTTTTTATCTCGGCTCCAGTCTGGTCTGCTGTTGCACTAGTTTCGATACCGTCAAGCTTTGTTTTTAACGCATCAGTAAAATTATTCTGAGATAATTCGCCATCTTGGACTGAGTAGGTTGTGTTGGTATCTGGAGGGACAGCCCACTCCATACCATTAGCGGTATAGCCTAAAAACTTATTGGTTCCGCTAGGCGCTGCATGAATATCTAATTTTGACTCTGCAATTGTGTCATCTAATATTTTTACATTAGTGATCGCATCATTATCAATAGTCCATGTGTTGTTACCTGTTCCCGAAACTGTGACATCCCCTTTGTCTCCAGCCGTAATACCTACACCATCTTGACCAGCCGGGCCAGTGGCTCCAGTATCTCCCCTTGGAATAGTGAAATTAAAAGTAGCCGCCGAGGAACTCCCACTGTTGGTGATTGACGCGCTTGATCCTGCCGCACCTGTGCTAACTGTTCCCAGAGCTATAGAAGCCGCACTTCCCGTAGCACCAGTTGGCCCAGTCGGACCTTGAACAATGCTCGTAGCACTTCCCCATGAGCCACTTGCTTTAGGACCATAAAGATCATCATTGGTCGTATCAATATAAAAATCCCCGTCATTACCAAGACCAGAACCCGGAGCGCCCGCACCATTTAACAAGGTTTTTCCGTCTTGCCCGTCACTGCCATCGCTACCACTAGCCCCGGTGGCACCAACATCACCTCTAGGAATCGTAAAGTTAAAAGTTGCCGCACTTGATGAACCGCTATTCGTTACTGAAGCATTGGTCCCCGGATTTGAAGTTGTCGTCGTTCCAGCCGTTACCGTGGCGGCGCTTCCTGTTGCTCCTGTATCACCTCTAGGAATTGTGAAATCAAATGTCGCGGCACTAGACGAGCCACTGTTAGAAACTGAAGCGTTTGAACCGGCACTCCCAGTGTTAGTTGAACCAACCGCAATCGTAGCCGCCGCGCCTGTTGAACCCTGTGCCCCTACATCACCTCTAGGGATAGTGAAATCTAAAGTCGCCGCACCAGATGAGCCGCTATTTGAAACTGTTGCCGAGCTTCCGGGCGCTGACGTTGAAACACTTCCAACCGTAATCGAAGCCGCTGAGCCAGTTGCCCCCGTATCACCCTTATCACCAGTTCTTGCAAACGTTAAAACAACATCTTCACTTGCACTAAACGAGGTTGACCCGGAAACATAACTGCAAGTTACTTTGTGGTATCCAGTAGCTTCAGTTGCTGCTGAGATTGTAAACAGTGCAAAGTCGTTAGGATCAGTTTTATTTGATATTTTAAAATGCCCTTTTATTGTCGAAGTCGAATCATCAATCGTCCGTAAATAAGATTGAATATCTGTTCCACCGTCGTCAGTGTCATCTATATATAAAGACGTAGCAGATGAAATATTGGAGTTATTAAATCTTACTTTTCCTGTACCCGGATCACTATCAACGGTTGAAGTATCAAAGGTATAATCAAAGGTCGCGCCGCCAAAATTTCCTGTATCGCCTTTGTCGCCTTTATCGCCTTTTGGAATTGAGAAATCAAAGGTGGCTGCACTTGATGAACCACTATTCGATACTGTCGCTGAACTTCCCTCTGCGCCCGTGGCGACACTACCAACGCTAATACTCGCGGCGGCTCCACTTGCCCCGGTGCTCCCTGTCTGACCCACTTGACCTTGCGGCCCAACAATAGAGGTAAAACCACTAGGCCAAGAGCCACTTGCTTTAGGTCCGTAAATACGATTATTAGTCGTATCTATCCAAAAATCTCCATCATTGCCACCGCTAGGCGCACCAGAACCGTTTAGTAGTGTCTTTCCGTCCTGTCCGTCTGAACCGTCTGACCCAGCGCTCCCGGTGCTGCCTGTGCTCCCTGTCGGCCCTACTAATGAGACGTAGCTACTAGGCCATGCCCCTGCTGCTTTAGGTCCATACAATCTTGAATTAGTTGTCTCAAGAAAGAAATCACCATTATTGCCATCGCTACTTTGCGGCGCACTACTTCCATTTAATACGCTTGTGCCGCTTGGGCCTGTTGAACCGGGAGGGCCTTGTGTCCCAATGCTGTTAACAGTGACAGTGTTCATAGAATTGCTCTGAGAAGATGTAGTCATGAGGAGTAACCCTGATTAACGTCTAATTTTCCTGTTAACCAATATTCAGTAGTGCCAATGCTTTCCTTTTGTAAATCCCAGTATGCAACATCTGGAAGTGATGTCGTTTGTGTTGCTGTCATCGCAACAGTTACTTTCCCATTTACGGCATCACTAATTGTGCAATTCATATCACAATATTTTTTAGTTCGATTTTCGTTCCACGCTTGAGCCTTGAAAGTACTATTGGTTAAATCAACAGCACTACCGTTAGCTTTTAAGATGTACTCTTCTGACCAATCAACCCGTCGATATATGATCGGGGAATGCAAACCCGGCGTGACACCCATAACGAAATCGAACACTTGAAAGTATTCTAAAGCCTACGCAGAAATATTAACAGTAATGAATATTTTATTTCTTACCAACTAAGAACAACAACTACCCCATTTGTTCCAGCATAGCCAACCGCGTTAGTGCTACTCCATACCCCATCTGCGCCAGCCCCCGGACCTTTTCCCCAGAAAGTACCGCCACCTGATGACCTCATATCAGTTACAGCTATACCTGAAGGAGTAGCTCCCGTGTAATTATTAATTGTTTGAAATTCGGCCTTCTCTCCTTTGCAATTTACATCACCGTTCACACCATGACCGGGCCAACCGGGTCTACTCATTGCTGTAGCTGTAGCTGACGCATAACCAGCAGACGCAGCCGTCCCTTTTTGACCTGTAATAGTTACACCAGTGCCAGACGGATTAAAAGAACTATCAACCCCGTTATTACCGTGAGAATACCCACTAGTTGCAGCGCCACCAGTTCCTACCGTGACAGAAGCCGATGAACCCATTTCTGTAAGTGAATACATTTTTATAGCTGTTCCAGCCCCACCACCTCCACTAGCTCCCCAATAGTTTGAAGGAGATCCATGAACTGTTACTCCAGCCCCACCACCACCGCCACCAGTACAAACAACTAAAAAATTAGTTCTACCCTCTGCTGGTGTAAAAGTGCCACTACTATTAAAAACATCAAGCTTTGCGCCGCTAAACATTGAAAACCAACTTGTCCCAGAAAAAGCCTCAAGTAATTTAGTTGTTGAATTTAAACGTGTATCACCTTGAGTAGGACTAAATGGTCGTTGACTTGTAGGACCAACAGGCATTTTCAACCTAGTATTTGCATTGCTTATTATTTCCCCTGCTGTTTGTATCGTCCCCGTGAAACTCTGAACGTTAGAGGCAGACAACGAAGCCATTCCTAACTGAGCGCTTAAATCACCAAGCGTTATCCAACCGTTGTTAGAACCATTCCTAACCTTTAATAAATTGTTAGTCGTATCAGCCCACAACATATGAGCCGATTTATTCGCTGGCCCTTGGTTGGCTGGCGTTACACCTGATTGTGCTGGCCCTGAATTTAAACTTTTAATGTCGCCTAAGACTTGATTTAATTCAGTTCTAAAACCAGAACCCGCCTGATTGCTGATTACATAATCACTTGAATTAGACATTAAATTACCTGTTTACCGATACCAGTAGCGCCCCAAACAAATGATCTTGCATAGCTGGAAACACTGCCTGTTTGCTTAAATGTTATCTCAAAACCTGTTCTTGTAATGTTATCAACTACAAAATAATCGCCTTCCTCTTGATTAACTGCTGATTGAGTAATAAAAACACTAGGCGGCTGATGAAATGCAGATTTAAAATTTACTTGATATGGTTGCGATCCTGTTGTGATTGGTGTTTGTATGCTTTCTGATCTTGCTTGTAATTCAATCCTTGCTCCTAATTTAGATACAGCAATATTTTGATTAGTATCTCCGCTTGTTAAAGTTAATCTAAATTGAATGCCTCTAGCTGTAATTAAATTGTTTGTGAACTCTTGCCATGGTCCCCAAGTAGGCGAAGAATTTGGATCATCATTAGTTGTTCTTAACTCAAGGAAAGCATTACATTTATCAGCTTCTAACGCTCCAACATCGTCAATAAAACCCCAACTATCTATGTTGTCGGTTCGATCATCCCAAAGACTTTCGTTGCCGAAACTATAAACATTTAAAATCCTTTTTATATTGACATCATAAGACTGCTGTAAATCAACAACATTACTAAAAAGATATTGTCCACTTGTCGCAGTTGCCCCACTTGTAACCGTTAATTTTAAAACATCTAAACTTGAATCGTATATTGTATTAGTTTTACTACCTGTAAAATTATTTGTAGCTTCATCTATTATTTGATATAGGAAATGATCAGATGGGTTGGGTATCGGTACGCCAATTCTTACATCATCCCAATCAGCATCGAGATTAGTTCCGGGTGTTGGTGATACTCGACCGCCATCATCTTGAAATTTTAAAAGATAAGTACCTTCTAACAAAGGAACAATTGCCTCTGTTTGGTTTCCAGAAATTCCATCTTCTCCCGTAAATAGTGCCGTTGCTTTTCCCCATGTCGCGCCTTCAGTCATGGCTGAGTGTCTAATTAAAACCTGACCACCTAATAAAACATCTTTCTCTGTGCTTCTAGTCCATTTTAAAGTCGCTAATTGTTCGTTAATAGGGATTAATTTTATACCAGTAACTTGGGTTGGAAGAGCTGTTTTACCAATTGAATTTACTGTTAAATTTGCAGGCTCAACACTTCTTAAACCTGATGCGCTAACGCTATAAATTTCTATCTGATAAGTACCAACAACAACATCTAATATTTCTAATTGTTTTGATCTTTCTACGAGTCTTGATTCCCAGTTTCCATCCTCATATCTAAATCTTACATATGCATTATCAGTTGTATTCGTCCAACTAACAATAATTTTAACCCTTGCAATTCCTAAGTTTTCATAGATCAATTCTTCTGCATCTGTTCCACTGGGCGCAGCCGGAGCAATATTCAAATCAGTTATATCTCTCTGCGATAAAGTTCCAATATTTTCAATTGAGTTATAAGAAGTAGAATTATATGTCAAACAAGTGACAGCATAATTCGTTTCATCTTGTTCCTCTATTGCAACAATTCGCCAAGTCGAAGGCAATATATTTGATGTTTCATAAAGCCATATTGAATTAGACTCAGGGGCGGATGAAAAAGCAGAACTAACACTAATAACATTCCCTGAAATACTACTGACCGCACGTTTTTCCGGAAGATTATTTGGAAGCATTACCGAAATATGTGGTGAATTATAATTAATTAAACCTGTCGCATCATCAACGGTAATTGCAGTAGTTGTTGCGCTTGCAATACGTCCCGACCTTCTACTTCCTGATTTAACATCATCAGCAATTTCGATTATTTGACCAACACGTAAAGAAATACCCGCTGTAAGTGAAGTTACAAAAGAACAAGTCTCCGAGTTATTTTCCATATATAACAACCACTTCCCAAGCCGATTAGCTTGACCCCTGCTAGTACATGCGAAGGCATCCACATTTTTAACAATCGAACCATAACGATTTATATTTGTTTGATCTTTAACTTCTTCAAATTGATAATCCCTTAATTCGTTATCAAAGTATTTAACAACCGCAACATTAGTTCTTGTTTTTTGACTACTAGAAGAATAAGTAAAACCCGGATCTAATACATTACTATTACTAAATAAATATGTTGCATCTTGTGGCGCATCCTGAGCAATCATTACACTCGTAGCCCAGAAAGCTTGCGCCCTAAATACGGAACATAATTGATTAATAATCGTATAAGCTTCTTGCGCTGTTTGAATATTTACGTTGCAAGAAAAACGCGGTTCAAGTCCACCAAAGCCATCACTAACAGAGGCGTTACTGTAAACACTAGCAGCATAAAAAGAATAAATATCTAAATCATTAGCGTCTAGATTTAGCCCATATCTTTCGTTAGTTAATAAATCCCATAAGCACCAAACAGGGCATGATGTTGTTTGTTTAGTAGTTGAAAGTGTTCCGTTGAAAAGACCACTAAAACTTAAAGAACCATTGCTTGAATTAACACTTGCATTATGAGGAATTGCGACCTTAACACCACGTACTAAATAACTTCTATTGGGGATATTATTTAAGTGTTCTGCGCTTATCCTTAGCCCAATAAGTGCGCTGTTATTATATTGTCTTTGATCATAAGTTATTTGTGTGTATGTAGTCCAAATAAAATCATTTGTTAATCTAACATTTGTTGAATCTGCTGTTATTCTTGTTAGTTTAATATTTACAGGGAACGAACCATTTAATCTAATTAAATAATCTCTTTGATACAAATCGCCTGTTCTACCTGTTATTTTTCCATCATCACCTGAAACTTTAGTTTGATAACTTCCCCCTGAATATTGAATCTCAATTTTTAATTCAATTTCAGCCCCCTTTATATCACCTTTATCAGTTACCTCTTGCAGTTGAGGAACAGCAATCGTAAGCTTTACAGCATCAATACTAGAATTAGTAAGTTGAATAATATTAGGCGAAGCTTGTTGAATAGCTGAGAAATTAGTGTTTGTTGTTGTTGATGTATTTGCAGTTACACCTATTACTGATTGACTTGATAAACCTGTCCTTTCTTCTACTAAAACGTCTTTAAAGTTTTTCGTTCCGTTTGCATTTTCTAAAGGTGTGTTATTAAAAAATACTGATTTCTCACCATCAACAAGACCCCCCGTTTGACCCTCACCAATTAAATCAAGTACTCGTACAAATTGCGTCGAGTCAAGATTATCTTTTGCAGTTGTAGGACTCATGTTGTTACCTCAACTGCGACGGTATCAATTGCCGCTGAAATAACTACCGATCCAACGAGTATTTCCCAACCGTATTGAATTGGTATGGCGACCCCTTGATGATGTGTTTGCTGGATGCCGTTAAAACTAAAACTATTTCTTGGGTCAAGCTCAACTTTTGGAATTTGTGGAAGAGGCGTTAATAATTCAGAAACACCTGATAAAACCAAACTGGCCCCAACAGAGGCAGCCGCACCAGCCCAAGCCGCCGCACCAGTGAAAGCCCCTCCAGTTCCTAATGCTGCCAAAGATGCGCCGCCAGTAGTAAAAGCCAAAGTAATTAAAGCCGCACCTAAAATAATCTTTGTCCATTTGCCTTTAGCTCCACCAACGACAGGAACAATTGATATTTCACTTTTGCCCGTTGGGTAGTGCAATTCTTCTTTGTCTATATCCCAATCATCTGCGGATACTTTGTAATACTGATTAGACATATGTTTCTCAATACCTTCAAAATTTACACATAAGAAACGTATTGCTTGCGCTGCGTTTGCTACGTCTGCTACAAGAACACGTTCACCGCAAAACTTAGCCAGTTCACCATATAGTTTTATTTTACGCAAACTCATAACGAATCCTCTTTCTTATACATTTTAATAGCCATTCGTCTAATAAATCACGACTTGATAAACGACTTTGTAAATGATGTAAAACCATTTGATCTCCTTGATCTCCTAGATACAAACCAATATGATTCATTCCGGGTGATTTAATACTCATCAATAGTAAATCATTTTTTTGTAGCTCTTCCTCTGGTTTTAATTCTCGAAATCCTGTTGTTATAAAACAACGTTCAAACATTGGATTTAAATCAAAAGCTTCTGAACTTGTTGGTCTATCCCAGTCTCTTAACTTAATCCCTAAATGTTCTTTGTAATAGTCTCGACATAAGCTCCAACAATCATTAACACCCCACACCCATTGACGACCAATTAAGGGCGCTTTATATCCGCAAGGGTCATGTTTAACCCATTCTTGAGAATCAGGGTTTACGACATACCACGGTAATTTAGTATTTTCACAAGCCACTTTGTCAGCCATTGATAGCTCCGGGGATGTTGTCGGGTGGCTATGAATCACTGAAATAATTTCGCCTTTATCCTCGGCCCTTGCCCAATCTTTAGGATCAATAATAAAAATATCCTCTGGATCTTCCGCAATATTTTTACAAGCGAAATAAGTCTCCTTACCTTTAACAACAACTAATAAACCGCATGATTCACAAGGGAATTTTTCTTTTGCGTGTTCTAGCGCTTTAGTTTTCCAAGTCATCTATAGAACGAACCAATACCGGGGAACTCATTTGATAAGACTTGCCGTTTTGGTAGCCTCACCATTGCATCAATTTTATTTGCTAATTCAAATTCAACGACATCTCTATTTTCTGAAGATTTACGGTCAATTACATATACTTGTGAATTAAAAATTGCCGTTGAGTCTGGACTGTATGGCGATGATCCACCCGTGAAATTTGAATTATCTAAATACCTTAATAAGGTTCGATCTCTTTTAACGATTGCCCCCTCTAAACCCATTGACAAAGTAGAAAGAATTGTTGTTACTGTTCCCGCTAAATTACTAATACGCAATGTTGGTCTTGCGCTTTGCTTTCCATTTTGCTCAAAGCCATCGGCTTCTATCGGTAAAGCTGTATAAGATTGAAGACCAAAAACGATACTTGCATTATTTTGATTTCTACCTGCATGAAAACGATGAACAGTTGATGAGCCATGAATAGAAGAAACAAGCTCTAGTGTGAAAAGTTCAATAATTGCTGATGGGTTAGTCCCTTGTAATTCTGTTATATAGGTCATGCTTCAAAGACTTGTTCAAAAGTCGCGGTAATAGTTGCGAAACCTGCAACATTGATCTGCTTAGTCCAATCAAGACAAACATATTTACCATTTGATTCGTTTGGTGGGGTCCAAGTGAAGTAATCAGCATCGGCGGCTCTTTGATCTAGGAACGTTTCAATTGATTGGGCTTGTGTAGTAGTGATATTTTCCCAAGTTGGATTCCATGTCTTAGGGTTGTTATTCATCCCAAAACTTAAACGTTGCTCGGCTGAGCCATCCATGAATTTAACAACGCGAATTTTTGGCTTTGATGATTTGCTGATTCCATAGCTAGGCGCAGGAACAGAAGAAGGGAAAGGTTGAGCCATAATTAAGCAGCGCTAAGGATGCCCCCCGGACGTTTTTGTTTTACTAATTCTGCTGTAACAGCTTGAGATATTGCACGACCTAATTGATTAGCTTGTTCTTGATTGCCTTGTACTTGTTGTTGTCCTTTCGCATCTACGTTAACAACAACGGAAGTATTACCGAGTTGATGATTAGGGGTAACATGCCCGCCCTTACTACCAAGACGTAATAATTCAGGGCCGCGTTCTCCTACTAAATAACTCTGACCAGCACTAACTGGACCGCCCATTGCTCTAGCCATCTGTGGAGGTCTTGGGACTGGGGTGGTTTTACCACCGCCAAATAAACCACCAAACCAACCTGTAAGAGGGGCCATGATTGTCTGTTGAATAGCGATTCGGATCATATCTTTGATAATGCTATCCGCTAATGATTTAAAAGATAATTTGCCAGTCATAACAAAATCGACAAGCGCGTCTTCCATTCCCTTAAATCCCTTGATTACAACGTCAGCCATTTTTGAACCAACATCAGTTAATGACTTTTCAAAGGCATCAAGTTTCTTTTGACCCTTTTGACCAAATGCACTAGTTAAACTCTCATTTACATCGTCACTACTTTTTTGTAATCCTTTTAAGATTCCTCTCTGATTCTCAAATTTTAAATTAACATCTTCTAAAACTGGGATAACAGTTTCAAAAATTCCAAGTTCTTTTACCGCCGCTTCTTCAACTAAATCGTTAAAAATATTTTCTCTTAAGTTCTCAAATTCTTCACTATTTTCAAACTGTTGAATAATAGGTTTCAATAATTTCATTGGGTTTTTTACAATCCCGACAACCCTTTCTCCAAAAGTATCATCAGGGACAAAAACCTTTTGTTGCTCTACTGCTTTCTGTGTTGCCTTCTCAAATAACTTATTTCTTAAATCTTCATATTCGTCAACACCTAATTTAATTCTTAATTTTTCTAAGTTGCTCCATTTTGCAAACATCTCATCCATCAATCTAAAAATATTTCCTAGATGTTTAATAATCCAATTAAAAATAGGCTCTAAGCCTCTTGCAATATTTTGAGCAAATATCTCCACATCATCAGTAATAGCATCTAAACCCTTAGTGACTAAATCGAAAAGTTCCGTTGTACCTTCAACCAATGGTTCAAGCAAAGGTTCAGCCGCCCCGCCTAATGCCTCGTTAAAATCTCTTACCTTTTGTCCTAACGTATCAAACGCACCTGCTAAGCCTGTTGCCGCTGCCCTTGCTGCCCCCTTATAACTTCCCTCGACGATCCTAAGAATTTCAGCTTGCGCTTTCATCTCTTGCCCTGAGTTATGCAACTCAAGAATCATTTCTCGTTGTTGTTCCGTAAATATCACACCTGAACGAGATAAAGCCGTTAAACCTCTCGTTGGATCACTTAAAGCTTTTGCTAACTGTAAGAAAGAACTTTTTAAATCAACTTGATTGATCTGCGCTAAATCCGCCGCCGTTTCTGCTACACGTCCATAAGAATCAAGACCAATATTTTTAAAACTGGTTAACAGCGCAAAACCTTTTTGAAATGCCTTTTCATCAAATAAAGTCTCATAACCCAATTCATCAGCCATAGCTCGAAGAGCCTTCGCCGCCTTTGGTGCGTCAGTGCTAACCCTCGTTAATCCATTACTTAATGTCGCAAAATCCGCCTCACGTTCTGCTAATACATCAAAGCTTTTCCTTAGTGTCTGTACTGCTACCGCTGCCCCACCTAATGCAAGCAATGGGCCAAGTAATCCTTTAAATGCTCCGGCTAAATTCTTTGCCTTGCCCTGCACCCCCTGCATAGAGTTGCCAAGAGCCTTGATTTTATTTTGCCCTTTGACATTCGCGGCGATAGTAATTCCATACCTACTATTACCAGAACCGGGGATTCCTCTAGCCATTATTTACTGACCTCCTTATTTAAAATTTCAATCGCTCTAACCTCCATAATCTGCAATTCTTCAATCACCGATTTGAGATCATCATACTCGTATAACTGAGCTATGGCTAATACTGAGTCGTAGCAAAAACCAGTTATCGAACCTATGCCACCAATTCGCCATTGAGTTTGACAACGCATAAACAAATCAAAAGTCTTTTCATGTTCAGGCCATAAATAAAAATCAACTTCCTTTTTCTCAGGCAATATCACACCGAACGCCTTGGCCGCTGCCTCTAGCTCTTTGTCACCTTCTTTCTCTTTACTATTTTTATAAATATAATCAACGACCTCTATTAGTTTTTTCTTTTTGCCTCAGTTAATGAATTTACATATGCAGTAGAAACAGCAATTGAAAGCGCTGGTATTTCTAACAATTCATTTAAGTTAGCTTCATTGTATTCAATCTCATTACCTTCCTCATCCATTACATCTTGCCAACCAACAACAACTTTTTTAGCGCACTCTCTAGCCGCTTCAAACATTGCTTTTAAATTAGTTGTTGTGAATTTTTGCTGATATTTTTCAACCTCAGTTTGTTTGATTCTTTTAAACTTACATTTGAAATTTACTTTCTCGTGTTTCCCATCATCAACGGGCATAGAAAAATTTACAGGCCAAAGGTAAACATCTTCTTTCTTTAAGATTAAAGCCAATTAATTTAATACGTCTAAATATTAGGGTAGACCCAATTAACAACTAAAGCAATCTTTAATGGAACTTTAATTCCATCTCATCGTTTCCACTATTAGGTAAAGCCCTGTAACCAATATCTAACATCTGATAACCTTCATTTTCGCCTTGAGCAATTGTCTCTAATTGAGTTTGACTTGCGGTAAATGTGATCTTATTACCTGCTGTTTGACCATGTTGCAGCGTTAAGTTTCCTGTGGCTGTTGAATTAACAATTGAATAATAATTTTTTGTCCCCAATCCAACCGATTCAATAGAAACACTTCCAGAACTTGCCCTGTCAGTTATTCTTACCTTTTTAGAGCTACTAACTAATTCGGAATAATAAAGATTGTTATTTTGCTCAAAGGTAAATGACTGCATTGAACCCGCATAAGAATGAAGTTGGAAAGCAGTTGTGTTTGTACTGTTCGCAACGGTTGGAGCTAATTGAGCATAGGTTGGGGTTAATATTGCTGTTGCTGTTGGGGCATTGTATAAACCTTGAAAATTAAATACAAATTTAGGTGTGTCGGCTGCCTCGATTTGATATGTAAAACTTCCTCTTGCTCCTGTCAATTTGTGAAGTGAGCCATCTATATAAACGCCAATTGTCAAACTATCAGCCGTTTCCAAATTCGTCTCTGGAGCAAATACGTTTTGACTTGCGGTCGATGTTTCTATTAGACCGCACCCAAGTAGTAGATCTTTGTAATCTGGCGATTGTCCTGCTGTGCCTGATGGCGTTGCTTCGATTGTCGCGGTCAAGCTAACGTGTGTATTTGTCTGAATAAAAGGTCGAGATCCAAACTTTCCATCAATCGTGTTTCGATCTAATACCGTTGAAGCAACAGGTTCAATTGAAACCTCTGTCGCTAAGACTGCATCAGTTCCCGCTAATGTTGCCGCTGATGCATAAGAGCTTTCTTTTTTGGCTGCTAACAGCGTCTTCTTAGTCTTTAGAACAGCCATCTAACCAAATCAAATTAACAATATGTCTACATATTAAACGAAACTTGCTATTTAAGCTTAGACACTTCCTAAATCATTATTTAAGGTTCGATATTGTATTTCGTAAGAACAGGTAATAATTCCGGCGGGTTGATCAGCATCAATATTTTCATTCGTCGTTGTCGTCAAATAAATATCACTGATCAAATTACTTAGAGCTGTATTCGTCATAATTTTATTATGTAAGCTTTCAACAATTGGATCTGCGACCTCGTCAGGGGTATCACCTCGAACGATGACAGAAACATCAATAGTTAGTGTGTGATCAAGTGTTGCTAGTGAGGTTGTTTGTGTTGCCGTATCGTTTGACCAAGACAATAGAAGAGCTGGACTCTCTGCCCGTGTTAAGGCCGTAACCCTTGATCGATAAATACGCTGACCTACGGAAGTAGTACCAGTCAATGCAGCTTTAACAGCGTCTAATATGCTTTCTCGTCTTGTTGTCATTAAACCTTAGATAATGAAATTTGACGGGTTAGGCCATCAATATCAGCTTCATTTGTTCTCACCGTATAACTAACATCTTTCCCTGTCGAATCTTGCACCGTTAATGTATCGCCAAATTTTAACGAACTGAAATCAGAATTTTTTACATGTAAAACATAATCAACGGCTAAAACTTCACCGCCTGCCACTAATGACGTTGGTTGATCTAAATAACCACGACCAATAATTGAACCACTCTTAACCTGTTGGGTTTCATCAACGTTGAAAATTGCGTCTAGTGAATCAGTCGCTATTGACACTGGCTTTTACCTTTTTAGGTTTGGGTGGAGTTGGAGGACACGCAGGCGCTTCAATTGATTCCTCTGCTTTCCCCATGCGAATTAATATTTCTGCGTCTTTGTCGCTTACGTCGTAAATGTTGCCAACTTCTAAGGATTGACCGCTTGCGCTTGTGTTCTTTAATGCTTTGATTTTCATAAGAAAAAAAAGGGGCCGTTTCCGACCCCCCGATTTAGTTAGCTAAGTGCGTCTTTAATCGCTGCGAAGCTTTGAGCATGAGCTACCGCTACATCCATCGTTGTTACTGCGCGGATGGAAGTTAATAGCTTAATGAAGTCGTCTTCAGTCTCACTAATAGAAACCTCTATACCTGCGCCCCACATCCCAACATAAATGTCAGAGAAGTTACCGAAGATAATAGGAGTACAAGTTGATGCAGAACCCTTAGTTAGGTTTGTTGGCAATAGGTTGTTCTCTCTTATTGAGTACCCATTGATTGAACCCGGTGTGCTGCCTCTGCTGATGTCCTGAAGGTTGCTATTCCATAGGTAAGCGCCGTCAGTAGTTGTTGAACCACCTGCGCGAGCCTTCTTAAGTTGGTTGATAATCTTGCTGTGAGCAATGTAACCAAGAGACCCAGTTAATGCGTTGTCTTCAGATAAAGCACCTTCTAGATCGATCAAGTTATTTAAACTGACCGAACCTCCATTAGTTCCAAGGGCAATATTTCCGATTCCAGTGGTGTTTAGAATCCCGGTTGGCTGACCTGAACTACCAGAACCGTTCAATATTGCAAGATCCCTAGCCTGATCGATTTTAGTGATCAAGTTACGTCTTGATAGCTCTTCAATTGCTGGTAATGCTTGCTGTTCAGTTTGCATTGACCACTTTGAATAAGCCGCTACACGTTTCGGAGTCAAACTCACATTTGAAAATGTGCTCTCACTCTGAGTAATTGCAGTAACTTCTGTGCTAAGCCAATAAGCAGTCGCGTCTGTGTCTCTTTTAGGGATACTTACGTCACCGACTAGGCCCGGCAAGACAGTAACGCCCATAGCCATTACAGAACTAGTTGCCTGCAATGTTTCTATAAAGCGCTCTGGTAAATAGTCTGTTCCAACTAATGCCCCACCTGTTCCAGAAGCCCCGGTGTTGTATGTAGCTCTTAAGTTTTTAGGTGCTAATGCGCCATAAGGAATGAAAACAGATCTTTCAGATGTTCTTTGAACACCGCCTCTCTTTAATACTTCCTCACTAACTTCTGATGCTGCACCGGCTCCTCTGGAATGATCCTTACCATAAAGAAGATATGACATTGAGTCTTCAATGCCTCTATAACCGATGTCATTAGTTTCAGTTGAATCGATTTGCTCGACTGTTTCAACTGGCTTCGCCTGAAGCTTGTCTAATGCGATCTTTCTTGTTTCGCCTATAGAAGTGCCATCACTAATTAGAGTTTCCTTTAACTCATTACCTAGTTGATGCCTTTCGCATAACACAGAAATTTCTCTAATGCGGTTGCGCTCATCTGAAGCCGCTTTTTTAGAAGCCTCATCACGCACCA